AACGTATCCCCTGAGAAGATGTCTCAGAAATCAACATTTGTAGGTTTTCCTATGTCATTTCCTTTTAAGGAAATTCCGTTACCAAAATTATCGGAAATAACAATTGACAGTGTCTTGATGGCAGGGAGCAAAGTTCCAGTTGGAACGATGCGCCAGGCTGTCGTGCAGGCACGAGAAAAACCAGCGCCTTGGATTTTCCAAGAAATCGACAAACCCACCACAATAAAGATTGGCCTCTTAATTACTGGAGCCATTACTTGCAAGCTACTTTTTAAATACCGATTTCTTGTTTCCAAGATGATTGCACGGACCATTCGTGAACGCTCCGGACCTTCTGGTCCTATTCCTATCGAAGGAGCGGCAGGCTCTATTGAGCGACCTGCAGATTATATGGTACCCTACTTGAGTCTATTCCGAGCTTTATCATTTATGGTGAAGACTGGCTTTGACGTGTATAAGAAAGAAACACCTTTTCAGCATTTGGTGACCTCTCATTTAGCTATGGCAAATGAAGTCACTAATAGGCCAATTATACGCAAAGTTTTCTCTGAAGTACTTTTTAGCGCACAGAATGAAGTGCACGAAAATCATACCCACCCATTAGCTGCCACGGAGCGCAATAGGGTGGTTGATTATGCCAATGAGCTAGCCATGCGTGCTGGTTTAACGGTGTACGTGTACCAAAGCAGTGCTGCTGATCAGCGCAAGAATCATAGAGGGTTGCGAACTGGGTACTGGGCGAAGGACGCTTCAGTATCCCCACAATATGATAAGTTGAGATCAAGTGAATTGATTGTTATGGTTGATGTGGATTATCATGTGGATATGCCACGGTTGCTTGCAACTGTGTCTAATCCCGTTTTGATTTACACCATCCAACCAAAATCACCAGCAGGCACAATGCTGGACACTACCTTTTACTTCGAAAACAATGAGATTATCACTCATGTTGCCGGAGGAGCAAGGTTCCAACATCAATTGTGGATGTACAATAATGATTGTATTGTCTGTGATAATGTGATGGATTACATCATGGGCCCATTATCTCCAAACTACGTTGCAGTCCCAACGTGCACTATTTATACAGTTGAATCCTTTTCCCCAAGCAAACATCGAGCGATTGTTTTGCTTACACCTATTGCTAGGTACAGTGGAAGAGAAGCAATTATCAACTTTATGACTATGAAGGGACACCGTTTGGAGAGATTGAGTCCATTGACTAGATCTAAATCCTGGTTGGGCAATAACCAGGAAGGATTTAACGTGATTCACCATACTAGCGATTATGGACCCACTGTTTCTGTTAGCAGAAACGGCGGAAGGGAGTGTGCTACGTGCACCAGCCGTGAGTACGAAGGCTTGCTTTGTGTTAGTGAAACCACTAGCATGAAAAACGTAACTCGCGGCACAGTTGAGTCTCATATGAGAACGACGAGTGACGAAGAACGTAGAGATAAGTCAGCAATCATGACTGCTTATCTAAAACACAATGTCTTGAATAATACCACGAGAACGGTAGCAAACAGAGAACCATTGTGCACACCCCCAGATGCATACCATTACAAGTACAACTCACGGAGTATAGACGGAGACGAGAAAGAAAATCTCTCCACGTTTATGCATCGGCTCGCGGGCGCACCCCCGAGTTCTCCTTATAGTCATATCGACAATGACTATAAGTGTATCCAGGATAGAGTAATTTCGCAGCAACATACGAAGTTAGTTCAAATACCCTGGCATGTCAGTAAGTCTATGATAGAGTTAGTTGTTAGGTTAGTACCTGATTACGCAGTTCACACTGGAGTCCCTTTGGATCCAGATCAAGTGTTCTTGCGGCAACCAAGGCCTGGCCAACAACAAATTTTAAAGCAGGCTGATGACATGGGGTCATTGCAGAAACACCATGTGAGTGCCTTCCAAAAGAAGGAAGCTTACGGTGAACCCAAAGCCCCCCGCAACATTAGCACCATTCCTGGAGGAGTGAAAGCTACTTATTCACGCTACACATATGCTTTTGTGGATTGGTTTAAAACAACCGATTTCGCAAACAAAGTTTATGCTTTTGCTATGAACCCTCAACAAATTGCAGATAGAGTAACAGAAATTTG